CACACTTGCCTTGCGGCTTGTGATGGGAAAAGCCCTAGATTAAATCCAAGGGCCGAGATCGTACCACTGCTGAACCAGGCTATTTACCACCCTGAACTTCGTACGTCCGTTAAGAGGGACAGAGTTATATCCCTCAAAGTCGTACGCACGAAGAAAAGTGGCAATCGCTTGGAACCTGGTACGGCGTTCCCCATAGCTCCTTTCGGGGCTACGGAATAGGACGTCCGCCAGATGCATCCGGAACCCAAAATCTGGGTGCTCGTCAGCATGTAGGCGCCACAAACCGGCTAATAAATAGCCGATTGTATCGTCGTAGTAAGTTTTACTTACCTCCACCACGTTAGGTACAGAATAGGGGGCTGGCTGATAACCAACCCCAATTCCTTTTCTGACGCGGCTGGGAGAGGCTTCATCGAAGTTCGCAATGAAACCTCCGTCGCCTAAGCCCTCGGGAATCCTAAAGCGGAATGCTATAGGAACCGAAGAAACTAGACGATCAAATGTCGAGCGGAAGGCCCGATCACAGCCGAAGATAATATTTCGACGATGAGCGAACCTACGAACGGCATTTGCCAGGCGATAAATCGCTGGAACCGAGTCCACTCTATCTTTGAGATAAATGGGCTTAACGTCAATACCAGAGTAGAAATGACTACCACAGCTCTCCCTGAATAGCGAGTCGAAATGACTCTTTTTACTATTCACGCGGAAACCGTAGAAAGTCATCATCTCTGAGAACAACCCGTAGCACACCGATGGCAATATAACATCATCGCCATAGGCACTCACGTCAGCGGAGCTGACGGAGAGATAATCTGCGCAGCAAGAAGCAACTGCGTAGAAAATCAGGGATTCCAGTTGAAAAGTGAAGCCGTTCCCCATACTGGAGAACTTCTCCCACTTTACTGGTTTCCCGCTACGGGAGCCGTAATGAGATCGACAGGCATCCAAAGCCAACCACCATCGACGAGGAAGAAGTTCCTCAACAACGGCAGAGGCAATGGAATCGCTAGCACTGCTTAAATCAACGGTCGCAAGCGAGGAATCGATAGATCCCTCGCGAGCGAGTCGCTGGTTTCGGCTCTGATAGCGTAAGTCGACCCCATACCTAAGTAACCTCATACCAATCATGTCGCCGAAGGATTTCTGGAACCAGAGATTGATTCCAGGTTCAACGGCGATAACTCGATTGGTCGAGGCGTCCTTAGGCACAGTGATCACCTTGTTTCCCACTTGAAAAGACGGAAAACCCGCCTCTACAAGCTGGTTGGCCCACGTCGGGTAACACTCCGACAGGGTTTCCCAGGGAATAAGGCTGTACAGATCACGTGTTATTCCGGTTTCGCACCGGAACTTCTTGGCTGGACTGGCGTCCCTACGTCGAATCAAAGTAGAGGCACCAGGACCCCAGTCAGGCATTGAGAAAACCTCGTCAGCAGAATAGTCGCCCAAGATCTTGCCTATTTTACGAATGACTGCGTTATGCAGCCAAACGGCGCGACCCTTGAATAAGGGGTCGCGAGCAAGATCCTTAAAGCGGCTATTCGTCTGCTTACAAAGAAGTTCAAATTCATCGAACTTCTTTAAAGCAACTTCGTCCAGGTCATAGTTCAGGGTTAAACCTGAAAACTTAGACAAGAACTTAGTTGCAGCATAAGCAGAGCGAAGGCCTTCCAATGAATGGTAGGCCTTGGGATCGAACTCCAACTTAGCAAGTTGCTCATGCTCTCCCTCACGGAAGAGGATGAGGACAGCTAAGGAACGAGGACAATCCAGTGCTTCGAGGTAGCTCCCAATTGCCGAGGACTGAACACCCTCGGGAACACGGTAGCTCGAGATTCCTTTATGGAATCTACCACCATACTTCTTAGAAGACATGGTATTCTCCAGGAGTTAGCTAGCCCGCGAGGACTAGCGGATAAGCCGACGTGGTTTAATACACGTCCTCGAACGTCGTGACGGCAGCTTCAATGGGCGAACCAGTTGTATCAGTTGGCACATCGTCGCTGGCATTCACGACTCGAGCAAAGAGGGAAGCAACCGCACTGAACAGTTTCTGCCGTTCAGGGAGGGTACTCCTCTCAGGCAACATCCACTCCATGACGCACGTGCAGTCATACGCCTTAGTCGGCGCCGGTTGAATACCGGTCATCGTCGAAGGGCTGGTCTGCTCGAGAGTCGGGAGAACGAGCTTCACCGAAACCTTGTAGATGCGGCTCGCCTTTGTGGGCGGACGCACCAACATGGTCAGGCGGGGATAACCGATGGCGATTCCGCCAGTCCGGTCAACCCATGCCGTGAGCCCCTGGGGGTTTCTCCCTTCGGGGTTCAAGATGAGATCGGCGCCAACGGTCGCACTGGTCGTTTTCCGAGCCAGGGCATGATCGATGATGCCGCTTGCTTTCACTGCCGCAATAGCGGACATGTGTAAGTACTTCCTTTCTAGTAAAGTTAGACTATCGCCTCGTCACTTCCGTCCACCAAAGACGCCTATTACAAGAGCGACAGCATTGGCCGCACGGGTGTTTTGTAACGTGAGATTCCCCTGCGCGTTCAGATTAGTGGAACCGAAATTCGGTCCAGTAAAAGAAGGAAGCACGCTACTAGGCCACGATGAAATCGGGGTCCTAGACAGACGTATCTCCTCCCTTCTCTGAGATGCGTTAAGGGTCACGTTAACCGTCGGTTCAATGATGAGTGGTCCGGAATTGAAGATAGTCGAATTTCCTTTAATCCTAGTGAACAGAGTCTTGGAACCTCCCAAGAAGGTACAACCGTCCCAGGCCGATAAGGTCTGGAGGAAGTTACCAACAGGAAGGAGCCAATCTGCCACAAAGGAAAAAGGAAGAATTTCCCACGCGAGGTTCAATGGGTTTGTAAAGCCGGTTTGTGCCAGGAAGCTATGTAACGGGTTGTCTACCCGAAACCGAATCCGATACTTTGCCGTGGTAGTGACCAAAAATTCGGTCACGCCTGGCGAAGCACCGGAAATTCCTTCGGCTGGAGGGTAGGCTAGCGTATAGTAGCGCTTGGCAGTAGCCGAACTGGCTACCCGTTGCACGGTATCAGTTATGGGCGATTGAAGATTTCCCATAGCTGTCATAAAGCCTTCGATGTCAGAGAGCAGAGGTTTCCACCCGTACTGAAGTTGAAGCCAATTACTGGCTAACGACTTCGATGCGGATAGTTTACCAACTGGTCCCTGCCACTTGGCCTTAGGCCGTGCCGCTAGCAGTGTCCTAGCTGCAGAAAGTAAGTTACCTTTCTTCAGCTGGAACAAAGCCTTCGCTATCACAGTTGCATTACTAAAGATAAGCGAAGACAACTGGCTGACCTGCGCAAGGTTCTGGGCCATATTGGCCTGCAAACCTTGCTGAGACTTAGAGATCAGCCGCTGCAAAGCGTTGAACTCCGCCTCTGGTATCACCAAAGTAGGAGAGTCGGGCATCGCGTAGAACTCGCTGTAATGAGAGATCCGCAGATCCCAGTTACCAGGGGGTTGTTGGACCTGGTACCTGTGATAGCGATTCTCAGTTACTTCGGTTTTCCGTACACTATGCGGATTATCCGGTAGCGCACGGGTGCGAAGTTTGCCAAAGCCAGGCGTTCTAACCCCAGACCATTCACGAAAAAGTTTCGTGACGGGAACGACATCTTGAGTAAGATTAATCAAGACGCCGTTTTCCCCGTGCTCAAAAGTCCGAAAAATCTGACCTTTGATGGACTCAGGGCTAGGACGAACAGCCGTGGAACTTCGCACCGAACGAGTTCTCGTTGACCAGGGAGTCTTAGATAAACCCTGGACCCGAAATCGAACCTTACGGTAAGATTTCGACGACTGAATCTGCCGCCCATTCAATTGAATAACCACCTTCCCATTTGCACGGAAAGATGGCTTCAATGGAAGAGGAGCGACAGAAACATATGGGAAACCACGTCGGTATCGAGTATAGGTGACGTCAGCTCGAATGGACGATCTATTACGACAATAACCTTCGTATACACTGGAATGGTTAACAAGGCTTTGAGGCCTTATATCACCAACCCAGTGGACGAGGCGATTGTCTACGTAGATCGACACCCGAACCAAATCATCGATACGCGACCGATATGGGTAACCATATCGCCCCAACATCAGGGCTAAGTCGATTGGGTGAGTATTGAGGTATGGACTTAACTCGGCCACGGGATTCCTCCCAAAACCGAGAGACCAATCTCAACAACGTTGAGACTAACGCAAATTGCTGCTAGAGATGAACCAACTATACAGGCCAACGTAATGGCTAAAGAGTTCGGTGTAAACCGATCTTCAACTATTACGATAATGGTCTGCATAGTGAACCTCTCTAGTAGGTATGCGTTAGGGTAGGTTAGTAACTAACCTATCTGAGCAAATACTCTTTGACTAACTGCCTCGTCCTATGGTCACATACGAAAGGAAGTTTCCCAAATCTCCCCTGAAATAAATCGGGGTTGAACGGGGCACCACTTTCGTTGATCATATAGTCGAGACATAAGAGTCGCTCTATAACGTCGTCGATCGTATCGGTTTCCCCGGCCGTGGGACAGACCTTCGTCTGTTCAATGGCCAGATAGCTCGATATTTTTCGGCGTGAGGCACGCAACTGCATCAACATCGCCGTTACGGTGTATGTTGATCTGCGAAACAGCGGCTTTTTACCATGAATTACGAACGAAGAACATCCGATCGTAACCGTGATAACAGGGTCACTGTACACATTTGTACTCAAAACTACATTACTGTAGTAAGGGAACATTTGAACCTCATAAGGTTATAGAGTTTCTCGATTAGTCGAGAGTTGCTCTTAGAGGCTGCTCTTCACTGAGGGGTTATTAGGGTTCGCAAGCCTATTCCTAGGCTTGCGTTCCCAGGGTCGATCATCTGACCTTTCGTCTACGCTCTTTCTTAAACAGCTTCCACGCAAGCCATCGGATTGCTCCGGCGGCGAACGCGGCGACTGCTTCGGTTAGAGACGAAGGCATAATAGCCTCCCTTTGGAGAGC